AGTTGTGCATTTTGATCAATGATTAATGAGCCGAATTCCAGCATACCGCTGGATAATTTGGCACCAAATCGGTCTATTCGTTCTGATAAATTTTCGGTTGCTTCTAATTGTTCTCTTTCTCTTTTATCTCTTATAGTTTCGTTACGTTTATCAACTTTTCCCCCAAGAAGTTTAACAATTTTTTCTAATGTAGCTTCAGAGGCGGCATTAGTGACTGTAACCTCTTGTCCAGTCATTCCATCGCCAAATCCATCAGGTAATTTGATTTTTACATCAGCCATTCGTTAAAACCCTAGTTAATTGCTCTCATAAATATATGCATATATTATTATTACTGCTAAACAGTAGTAATATTTATACGGAGAAAATATGCCAAAAAAAATCGAGGAGCAGAAAGATAATCCTTTAAAAAAGTATTTTAGACAACCTAAAATTTATCTAAAATTACCTAGTGGAGGAGAATTTTATAACTCTAATGAACTAGATATGCCTGAAAACAGTGAAGTTCCTGTATATCCAATGACAGCAAAAGATGAACTTTTGTTTAAAACACCTGATGCATTAATTAATGGCCAGGCTACAGTTGATGTCATTAAAAGTTGCATACCTAATATTAGAAATCCATGGTCAATGCCAAGTATTGATATGGATGCTGTATTAATTGCAATTAGATTAGCAACTTATGGTGAAAAAATGACTATAAGTGTAAAAATTCCTGAAATAGGAGATGATAAAGATTTTGAAATTGATTTAAGAACTTTATTAGACAGCTTGATTAATGCAAATTACAACAGTACTGTATTTTATAATGATATGGAAATAAAAATACGTCCTTTAAACTATGACGAGTTTACTAAAAATGCTATGAGTACGTTTGAAGAACAAAAAATTTATACTCTTGTTAATGATAAAACTATACCAGACGATAAAAAAATGAAATTGTTCAGTGAAAGTTTTATGAAATTAACAGATTTAACTATTTCAATTGTTTCTCAGAGTATTGTTAGTATTAAAGTAGATGGAAAAATTGTTTCTGATCAAAAACAGATTAAAGAATTTATGGATAATGTAGATAAACAATTTTATCAAGCTATATTAGATCATATTACAAATCAAAGAGATGCATTTTCAGTTAAACCTTTCAAAGGAACAACTACAGAAGAAGAACAAAAAAGAGGCGCACCCAAAGAATTTGACGTTCCAATAACATTTGATCAATCAAATTTTTTCGCATAAGGATATTGACAAAGACTCTCCCCGAAATTCTTAAGGAAGTTGATGTCCTAGATAATGAGAGCAAACAATTTAAAGCGGATCTTCTGAGATTATGCTGGTATATGCGTGGAGGTCTTACAATGACTGAAGCATTTGAAACTTGCCAAGAAGATAGGATCCTTATGTCCGCTATAGTTAAAGAAAACCTAGAAACAACTAAAAAATCTGGTTTACCATTCTTTTAATCTGCAAAATCAACCCCTAAATTCAAATATGGACACTTAATTCCGTAGGAACATCACTCTAAATATGTCAATTATGGAAATATACACTCAGGTTAATAAACCCGACTGGGTTCATCAGAAGGATATATGGTTACCTTGTCTGCGTTCTGCAAGTGTGGATCACAAAGAAGCCCCTAAACAAAGTTTATTAATCACTCATATCAAAGCCATAGAGCACTATAAGTATTCCCTTGAACCTTTGTTCAATGAAAAAGTTTATTGTGTAGGTTCTAAAACATACGACAAGCTAAATGAGATGGGATTTAAAAGCGTCGAATGGCGCCCCCGCGCCGAAGAAATTCGGATCGTGTCGAGAAATTTAGGAGAGATTACATGGTTACGAGGAAATAAATGGGCACGAGATTTTTCACACTATCAAAATGTTACTACAATCCAAACATACAAAACCGAACCACATAAAACAAACATTAAAAAAGTATTAAAAATGTCCCCAGACGTTCTACACGTCTACAGTAATCAAGTTTTAAAAGAATTTGAAATACGGAGTTGGCCAACTACTCACTTAAACTATGTACAAAGTGCTGATCCGGACCGGGGCTTATGGAAATCCTTAAAAATTTTCGATCCCAACGCCTAGCAGAATGAACTTACGTTCATTCATGTTTGGCTAGTCGCCAAACATCTCTATAATGTAACAATTAGTTACGAAGTAACCTGCATCATGCAGATAGTTCAACCATACTTCTCCCAACAAGGGAGAAGCACAGTCATCATGCGAGATGAGCCTGCCATTTTGTGCAAAGAGATTTTTACGGAGGCGGTAACCCGCTAACCCCCTACTCTTGACTTCTATAGTTACGGGAGATTATTAATCCTACACTAACCAAACTAATAATCTTGGTGTTGTATCTTTTTCACAGAGCACCTTCTTTATGTAATGTGCAACACATCAGGATCTAACCGCACAAACCGGCGGCTTCAAGATGAATCGAGCTACCTCGACTAAACGTTGTTGCTATGTTATTGTTATTGATGTTATTGTTGTATGCCTTGGGTGGAAAGTCTTGCAACCTGTGACTTATTAAGTTGCCAAAATGAATCAAATTCGGTAAAAACCCATTGAGTATTAGATTTAACGTGATTATATAGAACATGACTATTGGTATATAGTCTGTTTTTATAATCTGGTGCTATTAATCGTGATTCAACACAAACATACCTGCCTTTTCTATTAAACTTCATTGTTAGAATATTAAAGTCGTTGTCTTTTGCAGAATCCAGTGTTTGTTCCAGCCAATTGTTTAAGTTAGGAATAGGTTTATTCCATAGTAAATGATGAAAAGGAAAGTCAGCATAGTTTTTACATTCCATATTGAAGTAATTCCACGTGTCAGGAGGTATTATGTCGCTTTTCGCTCCGCGGATTTGTCCTTCGGACAAAGTGTCCTTGCGAACCGCGTTGGCTCCGCCAACATAGGCCCCTGACGATGGCACCCTGATAAACGATAATTGATATAAATCCGATAAAAAGTTAGCCATTTCTCTTTCAAATGACTTTCCTTTGTTTTTACTTTTACTTGCCATTGTTAATAGTCCTTAATAATTTCCTCTCTTTAAATGATTTTTCATATTCATCCTTTATTTGCTTTCTTCTAGTTCTTGCTAATATACGCAAATTGCCAAGAGCTCGTCTAGCCGCTACTTTTGGCTTTTTGCTATGCTTTTTTTGAAACAATTCATTAGCCTTAACATAGTCTATTACGTTTTTAATTATTTTATCGTGTACATCATCCATAATTAAACCACTGTTTCTTGTGAAGTAATGGATTCATAAACTTCTATGTCATTTGCATAAGAAGTAAACCCATTTTCTTTTATTACTTTAAGTACATTGTTCACACGACCTATTAATTCATCCTTATGACTAATAAGAAATATGTTTTTATTTCTTTCTCTGCTCATTTTTTTAAGAATTGCTAAAGAACTTTCTACTCCAGCTACATCCATACCACTATCTATTAACTCATCTATAAACAATAAATTAATTTGTTGATATAAATTCTCCCAAACATCTCTAAAAGCAAAACTTAAACCCAATATTAGTCTATTTCTTTCCCCTCTACTTAAATTATCAAAGTCTAAATCCTGTCCTAATTGTGTTATTTCAACAGTTAAGTCATTTTTAAATGTAACAATGTGTGGCAAACCCAATGCATCAAGGTATTGTAATAATCTACTATTAAGGAATCCTAAATTTTGGTCTATAATTTTCTTTCTAATAAAACTATCTTTGTTAGTTAATAATTTCATTAAAAACTCTTGGTGTTCTTTTAATGTTTGTAACTCATTAGCAGTATTCCAGTCAATTTTTTGTACAGCCTGGTTTTTAAGTTCGTCTACTTGATCATTATAAGGGTTAACGTCTAAATATTTTGTTTTAAGATTTGATTTTAAGTTTTCTAAATGCTGTCTATGTTCATATGCATTATTAATTGTATCATAAAATGTTTTAGGCTCTGGGCCAATGTTTCCTATGCTTGTTATATTAGTTTGTACCTTACTTAATTTTACACTTAAATCTATTACATAACTATTTGCATCACCATATTCTGCTTGTAAACTTTTTAGCATTTCTTCTATTTTTTGTTTAGGAAGATCCTGACCACAAGCATAACATTTAGCTTCTTCGTGCAAATCATCTAAGTCTTTATCTAGTTTTTTTGCAATTTTATCTGATTGTGCAATAGTAGATTCATAATTATCAACATCAGTTTGTAATTGTTCCAATTTGTCATTAAGTTTAGTCCATTCTTGCAACTGTTGATGTTGTTTTAATTCTTTATCTATATCTACAGATTCTAATTCTTTTATAGTAGATTGCATATCTTTTAAATCAATTGTTTTTTGTGTTTCCCACGCTTTTGATTTATGTGTTAAAGAAATTATTGTTTCTTCAACTTTTTCATTACTAATTTTAATTCCTTCTAATCTTGCAGTTTCTAAAGTAATTTCTTCTTTTACTGTTTTAATTTTTTCTTTAAGTATTGCCGCTTTTTCAGACAGCATTGTTATACCTAATAATTGTTCAATTATATCTTGTTGTTCTGTATGATGTAAACTTAAAAAAGGCTGTGTATATGTGTTTAAAGCAACAATATGTTTAAACATCCTTGAGCTAATACCTAACATTCGATTTATATCATCTTGTGTTCTTCTACTATCTCCTTGGGCATCTTCGGACATTTCTTGTTCTTGATCATTTACATAATACTTCAATGTGTTGGGTTTCCGCCCTCGTTCCACCCTGTATTTCGTTGATTCTTTTTCAAATGTTAATGTAACTAACATATTTTTATTATTAGTTTTATTAACTAGATTATCTTTTCTAATTTTGGTTAGTGCTTCACCAAATAATGCATAACTCAAAGCATTTATAATGGTTGTTTTACCTGTACCATTTCTACTTCCAGAATCATCACCTCCCATATCAAGATTTTCTCCTAATACTAATGTTAATAATTGTTGTTGGAAATTTATTGCTTGAGTTTGTTGTCCTACACTCATGAAATTTTTTACAGTTAGATTATTAATTTTAATCATTATAAATCTCTATAAATTGACAATAATACTTGTTTGTCATAATTGTCAGAATCAATTGCTTCTATTTCTTTGGAAACAATTTGATCCACAGATTCAAATTTGGTAACGTCTAAATCTGTTTGAATCTCTTCTTCTTTCTTACTAGGTATTAATATAATTTCTCTACAATGATACTCCTTCATGAAATTTTCTTTAATAAAACTTGCTTCTTCATAGCTAATATCTACATCCAAAGTTACTCTTAAATGCATTTTTGGTTTCATTATTTCTTTTGTTTTGTCTAATAATTCACTTAATTTAATATTTTTATATCTTGGACAATTCCACCAATTAAGATATGTAGGCTCTTTGCCCCATTCTAATATCATCATTCCTCGCTCATCATCATCAACATCTGCATAATTGTGAGGCATTGTATTACCAATGTAATGTACATTATTTTTTACTTGTCTTTTATGAAAGTGACCAGAAAATACATATTCTTGATTTGTAAAATGAGTAGCTTTTAATTCTCCAGCAACTGGCATTTCTATCATAGCATTCATTAAGAAATGAGGTAATTCAAAATGACCAAACATATATTTGGCTTTTATTTTACATACTTTTTTCCATTCGTTACCTACCATCCAAGGAACCATTGTAACATCACCCATTGTGGTTATTTCATTAACTATTGTAACTCCGGGAATAAATTTTCCAAATTCTACAGAATGAATATCACGTTTATCTTTAAAATATAAATCATGATTGCCAGGAAAAAAATAAAAATTTTCAAAAGCCTTTCCTAATTTTTCTAAACTTCTTATGGAAGCGTCCATAGTAGTTAAATTTAAAGAATTTCTATTATGATGCCAATCACCACAAAACATTCCTGTTTCACAATTATGTTTTTTGGCTTGTTCTATATACCAATCTATAAATTCTTCGCAATCGTTATTATGAATTTTTGAATTCGTTTTTAATCCAAAATGTATATCTGTAAATACTGCTAATTTTTTAAACAAGTCACTTCTCCTGCGATTTTAGTTTGCTCTTTAGTTTAAACTAAATTTATTTTTATGTCAACCTTAATGCTATTTTTTTTTAACCGGTTTCTTTGTAGGAGTTGGTTGAGGTGGTACTCCGGGTACTGTATTAGTAGCTTGTGCCTGCCTAGTACTGCTAGGCATCATATTATTCATTTCCATTATGTCATCTCGAATGTTTTGATTTCTTTTTTCGATATTAATAATTCTGACAAAAGAATTTGTTACTGCGGCTGTGTAATATGCAAAAGGATTATTTGATTTTGATTCATCAAATTGTAAACCAATTTGTGCTAATTGTAATATAGCTTGACCTTGCATTTCATCGTTGTAAGTATATCCTCTTACATTACCTCTAGTAGCATAACGTTCACAAAGTTTCATCCACATCATGGCCAATCTATTAGTAACTTGACCTATGCCTTTATTAAATTTACCATTGTGAAGTCCTCCCTCCCAATGGCTTTTGCCTATGCATACTAAATTCTCATTTTTATTAAATTTCCAATGTTGAAAAGGTGGAAAATTAACTTTGGTTTTTCGATCTGCAACACTTCTAGGATTTCTTCTACGTCCTATTTCATCTGGTACATGGTCATAGGTCATTACTCTAAATACCAAGTCTTTTTTTAAAATTTTTTGATAACCTATTTCACAATCGCTATATCTAACTTTTGGATTAATTTTCTTTCTTCTTTCATATTCTAACGCACCTAGTCGCCTTGCTTTGTTACGTTTTGCTTGGGCAATAGTTCTTATGTTGATTTTTTCTATGTTAGGGACAATTAGGTCGTAAGTTGCATAATCCGGGTCCGAATAACTGCAAAAGCTACTCTTAGATTTGTGTATTTCACTCAACAAATCCTTATTATTTAGGTAATTTACTTTTTTCATGTAGTATTATTAATTATCTACAGTATAAACATAGTAGTTAATTTTGTCAACTAAATATTTGCATAGGAGATTATGGCATATGGCCGAGAATATTTTTACAACACTCAAAAACCACGTTACTAACAAAGCAACTGCACTTACTAATATAGTAACAGAAGCAGATATGTCAAGCGTGGTTTCCAAAGATGGAATCAATATGTCAAAATTTTCATCTAAGGCTAATAGAATGGTTAGTTCATTGAAAAATTGGAAAGATGGAATTTCTACTATTACAAAATCAAATGCCGGTGCAAGTTTTGTTAACGCAAGTGGTACAAAAGATTGGAGAGTAAAATTAAGTTTTCCTGCGAAGTGGCCCACTCCTCAAGAAGGAGATTTAATGGCTCCATTAGAACATTCTGGCGGACTTGTATATCCTACAAATCCAACAGTAATGATTCAACAACACGCTGAATATAATTCATTACAGCCTGTTCATACAAATTATCCATACTGGGCTTATCAAAATAGTAGCGTAGGACGAATAACAATCACTGGTCAATTTTATGTACAAAATGCCATGGAGGCTAGATACTGGGTGGCGTGTATTCATTATTTAAGATGTGTAACTAAAATGCATTATGGTGGGAATACACCAGATGCTGGTTCTCCACCTCCTAGAGTAAAATTTAATGCCTATGGGGACCATATTTTTAATAATGTGCCAGTAATAGTTCAAGATTTTACATTTGATTCTCCAGCAGATGTAGACTATATTAGTTGTGGCTATGAAAATAGTAGATTATCTCCAGGAGCTATGGGTGGAAAAATAGACGCAGAAAAAGTTTCATATGCTCCTACAATGAGTTTATTAACAATATCAATTGTTCCACAATATACTAGAAAAGAAATTTCTGAATTTAACTTTAATGACTTTATTAAAGGAAATTATAATAGTGGTAATAACAGAGGATTTATTTAATTATGTCTTACACAATTACCAGTCCTTGGCATCTTACAGAAGTAAATGATATTCACCTTGAAACACTTACAATAAGACCTGTCCCTGTTCATCCTGAAGATTATTTGTATACAGTAGAACCTCAATATAATCATAGACCTGATCTTTTAGCTCATGACCTTTATGATAATGCAAAGTTATGGTGGGTATTTGCTCAAAGAAATATGGATGTGTTAAAAGATCCAATATTTGATTTAGAACCTGGTGTAGAAATTTATATTCCTCGAGGGCCTGAGTTAAGAGAATTATTGGGATTATAATTATGTCTAACAAAAAAATACCTGTCCTCTGGATTACTAAATCAGGCGAGGGTTTAAATAAAGTATATAATGCTAAAGGTAGTGATGGAGAATATCTTGATATAGAATCCTGGCGGAATAAAAAAGTTAATAGTAATATTTCAGTAATAAAATCTAATCTTGCAGAAGGAGATATTGGATTGGAAACTCCCCTTCATGACTTTGATTTTGCTTCTAAAAGTTCAAGTCAAGAAAATGGCGCAAAGAAAAACGTTAAGGTAGGTAATAATTTACAAGGAAATGCTCTTCATAAGTATAGTGCTATTAATACAATTTTTACCTTTGCGGCTTTAACAGAAACGGAAATTAATTATCCTTCAGTATTAAAACAACGACCGCCCCAACATATTATAGCCAAATCAGGAGGAGGTTATTCTCCTGCTCATGACGGATTAGAACTTTATGTAGATGAAGTAGAAGTTAATGCTTATGTAAGTCAATCTCCAAAAACCGGACATTCAAACGCAACATCTATAAGTTTTAAAATTCACGAACCTTATAGCATAGGAAAAACTTTAGAAGCAATGCAATTGAAGGCAGAAGCGGCTAATAATGATATTGGAGGACGTAATGGAACAAGTCACTTACACGCCCAGTATGCTCTTATAATAGATTTTAAAGGTGAACAAGAAGCAGAATTAACAGTAGAAGATATACATCCTTTAAGAAGAATAATTCACATCAATGTTGCGAGTATGGATTTCTCTGTAAATCAAGGGGGAGCAGTATATTCAGTAGAAGCATTTCCAAATAATCAATATATTTTTTCAGATCATATTGCAAAGATTGGAAAAGAAATTCACTTATCAGGAAAAACTGTAGGCGAAGTTTTACAATGGGGCAAAAATAGTTTACAAGAACAATTAAATGTAAAATTTGTAAAAACCTACTCTGCGCCAGATCCAGGATCTTATTCAGCAGATCAAGGGTATGGAAAAATAGATAAAAGAAAACCTTATGATTTTGCTATATTTTTTCCTAAAAGTAATCAATTATTAGGAAAATCATTAAATGATGCACCGGACTATGATGGTTCTGAAGGAGCTACAATAAAATCAGTTGATAAAGATATGATGACTGATTCAGTAGTTAAAACATTAGAAGCCGGTATACAATCTAAGGCAGGAAAACACAAAATAGGTAAAAAAGTAAAATCGCTTTTTGGAAAAGGTGTAGATGCTTCCGTTAATTATGATTCAGGACTTAGACTTAATCAACAAACAATAGTAGGAGTAGATAAATTTGGTGAACCGATAACAAGTAATTTTACAGGTAATGAAATAGGTGAATCAGTATTAGTGACTGATGATACTTTTTATGATAATTTAGGCCGAAAAACTCAGGAGATCGCAACAGGATCAGGAACAACAGGGAGGAAGAGTACAAAGGTCCGATTTGCAATGGCTGGGAAAGCTGTGATGCTTGTATATGATAAAGAAACTGATACTTATAATAGAGGTGCTATAACGTTTGATCCTAAGGCAAGAAGTTTTAGTTTTGCAAGAGGAACACCTATTTCAACTATAATAGAACAAGTAATATTATTAAGCAAATGGGCAGGAACATTACCAGACAGAATTAGTAAGAAAAAAAATGGTCTTGTAGATTGGTTTAAAATTGTGCCTTCTAGATTTCAATTATCGGATTCTGCAATTTTAAAAGCAACTGGACGACATCCTGAAATATATGTATATTCAATAATCGCACATGAAGTAGTAGAAGGTATGTTTTTGTCACCAAGGAAGTATGCTAATAATATGGAACAATTAAAAGAGCTTTGTAATAAAAAATATACCTATCTCTATAAAGGAGTAAACAAAGATGTGTTAGATTTTAATATTGATATTAAAGCGGCATTCTATTCAAAAGTTCCACCTGATGACGGTGCTTATCCGCAAAATCATATGAATGTAAAGGGCGGAGGAATTTGGGAAGATAAAGCTCAATTTGGAGTAAGCCAAGAAGGCACTGGCCCAAACGTTAAGGGACAATTTACCGGTCAAGTAATAAATGGAAGTGTTTCTGGTCTTTCTGGTCAAGGAACAGAAACAAATTCTATAAGAGTTGCAAGATATTTTAATGACATGATACTTAATAGTAATATAGATTTGGCTGTATGCGATCTAAAAATTATGGGTGATGTTTATTGGATGCCTAATACTGGGATGAGCAATTATCAAGCAAAATATGTTGTAACAGACGAATGGAATAGGCCTGAAGGTTTTAGAGATGATGATAACACAGCACCTTTTACTTTAGGACAAATATGTTTAGTATTAGAATTTAGATCACCATTAGATTATAATGATGAAGGAGGAATGGATTTCCCCACTCAAAAGGCAAGTTCAGACCAATCAACATTAAAAGGTAGTCAAGGAGAAAATTTACAAGCTCTTAGTGGAATATGGAGAGTTATAATGGTTAATAGTCAATTTGTTAATGGTAAATTTGAACAAACTTTATCATTAGTTAGAATAAACAATCAACCATTAGCTAAACCTGTACAGACAACTGAAGCAGTTGTTACAAAATCAGATGGAATAGAAAAAGATGATAACTTTAAGGTAGATACCTCAAAAGTAGATAATCTCAATAAAGCGGCTATAATAAAAGGATACCCATATTGGACGCCACCAAACAAAGATTTAAAAAATGATTCCTGGAATTGGGGAAAGATGAGGAACAAATAATATGTTTGAAAGTAATGATTTTAGACCTATAGTAAAACGAGATGCTAACCAATTAGAAAAAGGGAAGATAAATCGAGATTCGGGACCATTTGAAGCAATTGTTACAAATGTTTTAGATCCTAATTATGGAGGATCCCTTGAAGTAGAACTAATAAGAAGTGTAGACGGAGGAAATCCAATAAGATCAGGACAAAAAACTTTTGTAAAATATTTGTATCCTTTTTATGGTACTACATCTGAAAAAGGATTAACAAGCAATCCAGGATATAAAGCTAGTCAACAAAGTTATGGTATGTGGATGGTTCCACCAGATGTAGGAAATATGGTTTTAGTTATATTTGTGGAAGGACAACTTAATAAAGGTTATTGGATTGGATGTGTTCAACAAGAATTAATGAATTTTATGGTTCCAGATGGTCGGACTGCAACTCGTAACATTGATGGGACTAATGTAGAAAAAAAGAAACTACCTGTCGGAGAACATAATAAAATAAGAATGGCATTTAATAAGCCTGGACATCCTGTAAGAGAATATATTAGACTTCCAAAACCTGTAAATTCAGATTTTAAGACTGTTTTAGAAACCCAAGGATTATTAGAAGATGAAACAAGGGGCATAACAACATCAAGTGCTAGACGTGAAGTACCTTCTGCTGTATTTGGTATTAATACACCTGGACCAAAAGATAAAAAACATAGAGATTCAATGGACGGTCGTCCTCATTCGAGATTAGGAGGAAGTAGCTTTGTAATGGATGATGGTGATGACAAATTTATTAGAAAAACTAATGCAAGTGAAGGTCATTCTGAATATATTAATATAGAACGAGGTGATCAACCATCAACTGGAAAAGTAGATGTTCCACATAATGAATTAACTAGAATAAGAACCAGAACAGGTCACCAACTTCTTTTTCATAACTCTGAGGATTTAATTTATATTGGTAATGCAAATGGAACTTCTTGGGTAGAATTAAGCTCTGATGGGAAAGTAGATGTATTTGCAGAAGATAGTATAAGTTTTCATACAAAAAATGATTTTAATCTGACAGCAGATAGAGATGTAACAATAGAAGCAGGAGGAAATATAAATCTTAAAGCAAGTGGTCAATATGCAGGAGATAAAACACTTAAAGGTCCTTTAAAAGATGATGGTAGTTTAGAAAAATTAGGAAGAATACAATTAGAATCAAATGCAGAAACAAGTTTACTTGTGGGAAATGGAATGTATATTACAACAACAGGAAATTTTGAAGCACATACAACAGGTGATATGCTAGTGACTACTTTGGGTGAATTAGATATTAATACGACACAGACAACTAAAATTACATCTGGAGAAAATTTTGAAGTTCTTTCTGTTATAGATAATAAATTAACTGCGGAAAGTGGAAATACTCATATTCATACTGATTTAGAAACAAAAATTACATCAGGAGGAACATCTCATATTAAGTCGGGTGGTGATCATATAGAAACTGCTTCAAATATTCATATGAATGGTCCTGCCGCCGCTGAAGCCGGTTTGGCTCTTGAGGCTGAAAAATCTTTAGAAGTTGTACCACTTACAACTCACAAATTACCTGGACATGAAGAAAACCCAATTTTAGTGCAACGTTCACCACAACATGAACCTTGGAATCAACACGAAAATTTAAACCCATTAGCATTTAAAACTACATTAACAGATAGAGATGCGTTTGAAAAAGAAGAAGGAGCAATTACAGTTACAAATGATAAAGACTTAACGCCAATACCAGATACTTTTTTAAATACATCAACTAAAGGGTCGAGTTATTAAAGGAGATATATGCCAAAAGTAGCAAGAGGAGATACAACAGATACAGTAGCTACAAATCACGTGTGTACTGGAACAACAACTACAAATGAATGTTCGGGTAACGTATTTGCTAATAATATCGGTGTTGTTCGTAAAACTGATTTAGTTACTACACATACTTGGCCACCATTACCGCCGTGTCCATCTCATTCTCCGCCACTAGACGCGGATTATCAGCCTACAGTATTTGCTAATAATCTAAATGTTGCTACATTAGGTTCAAAATATAATGGATCGGAAGATATTACAACAGGTTCAAGTAACGTTTTTGCAGGAGGTTAAATAATTATATGAGCACAAAAGAAAAAGATTTATATAAACAAATTAGTATTAAGTCTAATGAAAAACCTAAAGCACCGGCTTTTCAAAGGCATTATAAAGGAATTAGTACGGCTAATTCTGATAATAATAGTTTTACACTTCACGACATTGCTTTAATTAAACAAGATTTAATTAATCATTTTCATATTAGGCAGGGAGAAAAATTAGAAAATCCAGAATTTGGGACAATAATATGGGATATTCTTCATGAACCATTAACAGAAAGATTAAAAGAAGTTATAGAAGAAGATGTTTCTAACATAATCAATTTTGACCCAAGAATTCAGGCTGAAGGTATAGCAATTACTTCATATGAAAGTGGTATACAAATTGAATGCAATTTAACCTATCTTCCTTATAATATATCAGAAAGTTTAAGGATGAAATTTGATGAGGCCGCTGGTTTAATTTAGAAATTAACTGGGTAGTTATAGAGAGGAAATAAATATACTTAAAATAGGACATATTAATGATTAGCAGTTTTACATATACACAAAACAATAGTTACACTATTACAACTGTAACTTTAACAGATGGGTCTACGCAAACAATTGTAAGACCAAAAGGGAAATAATGTCATCTACAGATAGACAAAATAGATTATTATTAGCAGAAGATTGGAAAAGAATTTATCAGACTTATAAAAATGCTGAATTTAAAAGTTATGATTTTAATACAATTCGAAGAACTTTAATCACCTATTTAAGACAAAATTATCCAGAAGATTTTAATGATTATATTGAAAGTAGTGAATATCTAGCATTAATAGATATGATTGCATTTTTAAGTCAAAATATTGCTTTTAGAATAGATTTAAATGCAAGAGAAAATTATTTAGAATTAGCAGAAAGAAGAGAATCAATTTTAAGATTAGCAAGATTACTCAGTTATAATGCTACAAGAAATCAAGCGGCAAATGGAATTCTTAAGATAGATGCAATATCAACTACAGAAGATTTATTAGATAGTAATAATTTAAATTTATCAAATCAATCTGTATCATGGAATGATCCTAGTAATGCTAATTGGTACGAACAATTTATAAAAGTTTTAAATGTTGCTTTACCTGTTAATGAAAAATTTGGAAAACCAGTTCGAAAAACAACAATAGATGGTATACCAACACATCAATATAAATTTACTTCTGTATCAAGTCTTGTACCAGTGTATAGTTTTGCAAAAAATATAGATGGTAAAAATACTGATTTTGAAATAGTTTCAACTACAACAGATGAATTAACTATAACAGAAGAAGCTCCATTAGCCGGAAGACAAACATCTTTAGTACATAGAGATGATGGTAGAGGTAATGGAAGTAATAATACTGGATTCTTTATGCATTTTAGACAAGGTGTTTTAGATTCAGGAGATTATGCAATTGATAATCCTAGTTCAAATCAAGCAGTTGATATAGATTCTACTAATATTAATAATACAGATATTTGGTTGTATTCTGTAAATGAATTTAATATAGAAACTGCACTTTGGGAACAACTTTCATCAACTGAAGGTAATAATGCAATTTATAATAGTACTGCTAAAAATATTAGAAATATATATTCTGTTATTACTAAAACAGATGATAGAGTAAGATTACAATTTTCTGATGGAGTTTTTGGGAATTTACCTCAAGGATCATTTAAAGTTTATTATAGAGTAAGTGATAATAGAAGATTTAAAATAATTCCTGAAGATATGCAAAATATTCAAATTGATATTCCTTATATTAGTGAAAATAATAAAACAGAAACATTATCATTAACTATGGGATTAAAATATACAGTAGATAATGCAACTACTTCTGAAACAAATGCACAAATACGTACAAATGCTCCTTCCACTTATTATACACAAAATAGAATGATTACCGGAGAAGATTATAATATTGTACCATTAACAAAAAATCAAGAAATTTTAAAAATTAAAGCTGTCAATAGAACATCAAGTGGTATATCTAGATATTTTGATTTATTAGATGCTACAGGAAAATATAGTAATACTAATTTATATGGTAATGACGGAGTAGTTTATAAAGAAGATGTAGATGATTTAGGTACTTTTACTTTTTCTACACGGACAGACATTGACGGAGTTATTATTAATACTATAGAACCTGGATTGGCGACTAAACGAATTTTTAATTTTTATACTGATAAATTTCCAAAAATTTTATTAACTGATCTTCTTCCTACGTGGACTCAAGTAACTAAAGATACAAATTTAAGTACAGGTTATTTTCAAGATGCAAATGCAACCAAATATGATGTAGGTTCATATACAGCAAGTCAATTAAAATACTTAGAAGCAGGGGCACTTTGTAAATTTGAAGCGCCAGCAGGTTATCATTTTATGTCTGATGGAACATTAATGGCGGGCGATGCCGATCATAGTGGTTCATCTACTTATAAATGGACAGGTGTAGTTAGTGTTTTAGGGGATGGTACAACAAACGATACAGATGGATCAGGCGCAATTAAATTTAATGATATTATACCAAGCAATGCAATATTAACACAGATTCTTCCAAAATTTAACAAATATCTTACTAATGATATAAAAATTCAATTAATTGATCAAATTTATTCATACAAAACTTTTGCTTTAAGATATGATGTATCATCAAGAAATTGGAAAGTAATTGATGAAAACAATCTTAACATTTATGGTACATTTAGCACAGGAAAAACAGGTGACTCTAGTAATATGCAATTAGATTCTAGTTGGATACTTTTGTTTACCAATAATGGTGAAACATATACTATGACGTCAAGAGGTATGCGTTATATATTTGAAAGTGACAAAGAAATTAGATTCTTTTTTGATAGTGCAGATAGAAATTATGATTATAAAACAGGAAAAACATTACAAGATAAAATTTCTGTATTAAGCATAAACACTGCTCCTGATGTAATAACGCCAATGACTAATGAAGTCGTATTTAATATTACTAAAGAATATAGAGATGTAAATGGTTATGTAGATAGTAAAAAAATAGAATTAACTCATTATGATTCAGATCAAGACGGTATTGTAGATAATCCAACAGCATTTGATGATGTCGTTGCTTCTTCTATCAATCCTCTTACAAAATATATTTTTCAAAAAAGATATACATCATCAAATGTAGAAGATTGGAGATATGTTGATGCAACAACAGAAAGTATTATTGTAAAACAAAATACAAGTGCCATAGGTGCATATAGTACCTATGTTGATGATAGCGTAATTTATCTAGCAGATGAAGATGCATTTAAAATAGTAAACGGTACTTCTAATACACTTACGGATACAACTGATTATAAACAACATATAGGTCGAGATAAACTTAAATTTCAATACGTACATACTGTAGATGGTGATACTAGATTAGATCCTAGTTCAACTAATATTATGGATTTATATGTAGTAACTAAAACTTATAATACTAATTTTAGACAATGGTTAGATGGTACACTTTCTATAAAACCTTTACCTCCTAGTAGTTCTAGTTTATTCAATAGTTATGGTACAGAACTTGCTTCAGTAAAATCTATTAGTGATGAAATTATATATCATCCTGTAAAATATAAAATTTTATTTGGATCACAAGCAGAAACTAATTTTCAGGCTTCATTTAAAGTTGTTAAAAATGTAGGTGAAGTAACTAACGATAGTGATATTAAAAGTAGAATTAAACTTGCTATTGACGAATTTTTTGCATTAGATAATTGGGATTTTGGGGAAACATTTTATTTCTCAGAATTGAGTGCTTACGTAATGACTCAATTAGCTCCAGATATTTCAATTTTCATTATTGTACCTAATGAAACAACACAAACTTTCGGTAGTCTTTATGAAGTTAAATCTGAAAGTGATGAAATCTTTGTTAGTGGGACAACGTTAGATAATATAGAAATTATAGATGCTGTAACGGCGGCTAAAATTAAATCATCTGGCAAAGTTGTATCGTCAACATCCTCGACCAGTACTGGAGTGGTGAGTTCAACAGGAGCCAGTAGTGGAAGTGGATACTAATGGCATACGATAAAAATCAAAAAGAATATCCTTTACCTGCAGGATCAGATCCCAAAAAGCGTCAGACAGCGGCATTCTTACCTAAGTATTTTAGAACACCTGTAAATGAAAAATTTCTTCATAGTACTGTAGATCAATTATTATCACCAGGATCGGTACAAAAATTAAGTGCTTATTATGGTAGAAAAAGTAGTAAAGCATATACTACTAGTGATGTTTATGTACCTGAAGTATCATCTGATAGAGAAAATTATAAATTAGAATCAGGAACAGTAATCAAAGATGATTTAGATAATACGATTTTTTATAAAGATTATATTGATTATATTAATCAAATTAAAGCGTTAGGTGGTAATGTAGATAATCATAGCATTCTTAATAAACAAGAATTTTATGCTTGGGCTCCTCATATACATTGGGACAAATTTTATAATTTTAGAGAATATTATTGGATGACATACGGTCCTTTGACTGTAAGTGTTACCGGACAACAAGAAAATGTTCAAAGTACCTATACTGTAGAAATTAAAAACAATGTAGATAGTTATGCATATTTGTTTACCCCAGATGGGTTAACTCAAAATCCTAGTTTAAAATTATATAGAGGTCAAACTTATAATTTTGATATATCAACACAAGGTTTACCTTTTACAATTAAAACTGTTAGATCTTTAAGTAGTGATTATCTTTATAATGACGGAGTTTCTGCACAAAACGTAGAATCAGGAACAGTAACTTTTACAGTACCTATAAACGCACCTGATCTTTTATATTA